GGGCCGGTCATGCCACGAACCCACTTTGAGATATACACCTTCCCCTCTCTGTGCCAATTTCGCAGCGTGTCGTTTGCCCATTTTTTAGAGCCGGTTTCGGTTGCCTTCCAGACTGCGAAGGTATCCATTTCCTCGCCGGCTTCCATGCGCTTTTGCACGGCTGCACGGTCGGCGTCGAGTCGTAGCTTTTTGACCATTGCAGCCGTCCTTACTACTTCTGGCCTGTGCTGCCGAAGCCGTTTGCGCCGCGTTCGGTGTCGGTTAGTTCGTCGACGACGTTGAAGCTGATGCGGGGGACGGGGAGGATGACGGCTTGTGCAACGCGGTCGCCGGGTTCGACATCGAAAGGCATCTGGTCGTCGGTGACATCCTGATCGCAGATCAACTTGACCTGGGCGGAGCCTCGGTAGTCGAAGTCCAGCAGGCCGATGCAGTTGGAAAGCCGGGTGTCGTGCTTGAAGCCTTGCCCGCTGCGCGACAGAATGAACATGCCGTAGCCGGGCGGCAGCTCGAAGGCGATGCCGGTATCGCACAGCACCGGATAGCCTTCGGTGACGAATGACGAAAACCGGTGCGACCCGTTCACCGTGAGGGCGTAGAGATCGAAGGCTGCGCTGCCATCCGTCGCATAGGTCGGAATCCTGGCATCGGGGTGCAGCTTCTTGATGTTGACAGTGATGTGGTCCATTCGAATTTCCTTCAGCGTGCTTCGTCAGGCTTTGGGTTCGAGGTGCTCACGAAGGGCATCCGGCTTGTACTTGGCGAGATCCTTGGCGAAGTCAGGGCGCAGGCGCTGCAGCTCCTTGAAGAGCTGGGCCGGGGTTCCGTAGGCGATGGTGACGAGGGTTTCCACCGGCTTCGGCATGTTGCGGTCGGACTCGTAGCGGCTTCCGCCGGATTGGGTGACGCCGAGCGGCTGCCAGAACTGGCTCTGGTTCATGCTGCGCTTCTGGCGAATGGCTTTCAGGTCGGGTTTGGTGTTATTGCTCATGGCTGGATTCCTTTTTTCGGGTGATGAGGTATTGATGAATTCGGCCGGCGCCGTAGGCCGCAGCCAGCAGGGCTACGGCGCCGAGAAAGGTCTCGATGACGATCACTTGATGGGCTTGAGCGGGTGCGGCAGATCGGCGTCGCACTTCTTGGCCTTGGCGCCATGAGGGCTGGTCAGGAAGTCGTTCTCGATGTAGCAGCCCAGCGACGCGGAGCTGGTCGAGCACCAGACCTTGTATTTGGTGGGCTGGCCTTCGGGCGTCTTCAGCTTCGGGTTCATGATGTTGGCCCAGCCCCACCCGCTACCTTGCGGGCACGCCGGGTCGATGTAGTCGTCGGTGTGCGGGATCACACTCCAGTCGGATGCCGGCTGGAAGCGCGGGTTGACCGCGAAGTAGTTGGCGACGTTGGCCTTGATGTTCTCGAGAGCCGTCGAGCGCTGCTGCTCCAGGAGAGCCTGGGTCTTGGCGTTCTCGGCGGAGCGCGCCAAGTTGGCGGCGCGCTGCTCTTCGACGGTCGGCGGGCGCGGGGTGTCTTCCTTGTGGCCGCAGGCGGTGAGGCCGAGAGCCATCATGAAAGCGATGAGCATGGCGAAGATGGGGAAGTGCTTGGTTTGCTTCATTGCGAGTTACCTCTTGGTGGCGGTGAAAAAAATCAGGCAGCGCGGGCCGACATCACGGAGTCTTCGTAGAAGACGACGCCGGGGATCGGGCTGTTGGGGTTCTTCATGGCGGCGGCGAGCTTGTTCAGCGCGGCCTCGTCGATGGTCAGCAGGTGCTGATAGGCCGGGTTGTCGGCCAGCGCCTTGATGGCAGCGGCGCGGTCGGTGACGTTGGCCTTCCAGACCTTGCGGGTGGATACGCCCGCGAGCTTGGTCGGCGCAGCGACCGTGCGCGGCGCAGCCACAGTCATTGCAGCGACATTGCGCAGCGCATCGGCCTCTTCCGTCTTGCCCTTGGCCTCCAACTTCTCGGCCTTGGCTTGCATCTTCTCGGCTTCCTCGCGGGCCTTGCGCGCTTCTTCGGCTGCGGCCAGGTCGGCAAGCCGGCGTTGCTCGTTCTGGAAGGAGGCAATGGCGGCCTTCAGGACGGTCTCGGCTTGGCCGAGCTTTTCGATGGCCGGCTTGTAGATGTCCATCACCGCCTTCTTGGCGTCGTCCATCGGCTTGGTAATGCGCTTGCGCTCTTCGTCCAGTTCCTTGACGCGGCCCTTGATGGTGGTGAGTTCGGCGGCGGCAATCTCCGCCATCTCATTGGAGTCGACCGAGATGGACTTGGCCACCGCGAGCACGCGCTCGGCGGACTGGGTGAGGGCGGAAGCCTTCGGTTGGCTGTATGTAAGCGCCTTGGATTCGGTCTCGATCACTTCGGCGGGGGCGAGCTTTTCAGGTGCGTTCATGGCTATGTCTCCAGTTGCGGATGGTGAGAAGAGCAACCCATGCGGCGTAGTGCTCTTCGTGGTTGAAACAATGAATCTGGTAAGTGCCGTCCGGCCTGAGCTGGATGGCGCGGTTAGCGAGCTTGCAGCGGCGGTCGACAATCCCGTTCTCGCGCACCAGTTCGTTGTAGGCAGCGAGCTGGATGCCGACGGCGGGCGGGATCTCGACGCGGTTCTTGATGTCCCAGATGCCGCGCTCGCCATCGACGGACATGACCCGGTCGACCGTGCCGGCGTAGCGCATCCGACGGTGCGCCAAGCGCTGCTCGATGGCGATGAACTCGACTTCATGCTCGCGCTTGAACAGGCGCCAGCCTTCGAGATAGCCGCGCACCTCTTCGTGCACGGTGTCCTCGTCAAGAATCCCTTGGTCGTCCAGTTCGGTCGCGTAGTGAACCGCCGTGCCGAGTGCAGCCTTCCGCGCCAGGACTGCCGGCGGAATGGAGGACAGATCCTCCATGTCCTTGAGAAGCGAGGTGACGCCGTCGATCTGGACGCTGCCAAGCCAATACGTGTGGAAGGCTGCGTCAAAACGGAACTCGGGAGCACCCACGTTATTCGCCCTTCTCAATGAACTTCAGGAGTTCGTTCACCTTGGAGACCGGGATTGCCTCGATCTTCGTCACGCCGAAGTGAGCGAGCACAGCAGTCTCATCGCGGCCGAACTGCTCGATCTTGGTGCGGGCGACGCGGATCATTCCGGGCTGCAGGGTGGGCACGCCTTCTTCCGGGGCGTCGGCCTTCTGCGGTGCGGCGGGCGCTTCTGCCTTGCGCTCGACCTGCTGGGCGTCCGGCTGCTCAGGGATGGTCCCGGGCACCTTCTCGTGCTGGACATCAGCAGGTAGGGCCGCAGGCTTGGCCTTGGGCATGAAATCGCCGAGCTGGCTGGAAGACGGAAGAACATCGGCGTCGCCCATATCCTTCTCAATAATTCGCTCCGCCTCGTCTTGGTCGTAGATTCCGGTATATCCGAAGGCAATCCGACCGCACTGGATATATGACTTATGACGGTGCATGCGATTCGGGTGGCTCTGCCACGGACCATACGTGTCGCGCACAACCTCAGCGAAAAACTCGCGAACGATGGTGGGTCGGCTGCGGTCCTTGCGATGGATCACGCACTCGATCCATTCGTGCACTCCTTTTCCGTTCTTGAGCGCGATGGCCGGGCCGTAGTTGAACTCGACGCCATCGAAGTGGGCATGGTTGTTGATGATGCGTGACCAGCCATCAACGCCAACCACGGGGACAATCCCATTGTTCTTGTCGGGGTAGGCGTAAATCTCCTTCGTCCAGGGGTTGAGCCCATATTGGTCGGCAACGATCAGAAGCGCCATCAGTTGAGCGTCGGTCGGGACCGTATTGTTTTGACCCTTGAAGGCGGTAGCCTTGAGGATGTTGATGAGTTCCTCGCCGTTGTCGCTGCCCATGCCGAGTCGCTGGGAGAGCTTGGACGTAAGGGAAGAAAGCGCGGATGCCATGAGGTACTTACTCCTTATGGGTGATGGAAACGGGATCGTCCGAAGAGAGCCCGTCGAGAACTTGGCCGGTAAAAATCGCGGCGATGACAAAGAAGAGGGTGAGGCGACGCAGAAGGCGATCACGGCGAAGCAGGCGCGCCTTCAGCGGGGCGGCGTGGTCGGTCACGGCATTTCTCCCACGTCGTCGTCGATGTCTCCGGGGTAGTCCGGGTCGCGAGGGTCGGGGTGACGCGAGAGAGCAGCCTGATAGCGGCGCGCGCAGCGGTCTTCGGCGCGCAGCTCGTCGGCGGTGCATTCGTCGTAGGCTGCGTCCGGGTCGTAGTCGTAGTCGTAGCTCACGTCTAAAACCCCCATCCAATGCCAATCTGAAGGTTGCGATTCACATACGCAGCCTCGACGACGAAGCCGGCGGCAAGCAGCACCGTCCGGGTTTCGGACGGCACGGCGTCGAGAATCAGATAGCTCATGATGGCGCCCGCAGCGAAGTGGCGATTCACGCGCCCGGCGTCCGGGTGCTCGCCAAGAAGAGGGTTGGTTTCGCGCCAGCGCTCGGGATTGCTGGCGATGTGGATGGTCTGCCGCCAGTCAAGGACGTAGGCTGTGGCAAACGCGGCGCCGAGCGCCTTTTGCTCTGCCGTCCAAGGGTCGCCCGCCGAAGCCGGCAGGGAGGCGGCAAGCAGGATCGCCGCCAGAAATTTGCGCATGATGGGCCTCCACCCGGTAACTTTGAATCTCAACCTGAACTTCAGGTTTATGAGTGGAGTATATGAACGGAGAAATAAAAAAGCAAGTTCTGGTTTTAAACAAAACTTACTTTTTTGCGGAGGCGCAAAAACCCGCCGGGCGGCGGGTCGTAAGGGGGAGGCTAGGTTGTGGCTTCCGAGCACGCTTTTGCGAACGCGGTGAGGGACTGGGCAAAATCAAGTGCCCCGACAGTCGCGTGGACTACCTTGCCCCCGATATTGAGCAGTAGGATCGCGCCATCAGCGCGGCTTTCGTTTGCGAGTTCTTGGAGCATGCTGCTTGTTGCCCCAAGGTGGGTTGCAAGTCAAGAAAAAATGCGTTCCAAGCGTCATGTTGGAGTCCCGATTCGGGATAGTCCTGATTTGGGACAGCTAGTCCCGATTCGGGATTCAGATAGTCCCGATTCGGGAAAATGCTAGTCCCAAAAAGGGACACACAAAAGACAACTATACAAAAGACAAGTAGACAAAAAATATTGCACGATCCGCAAAGCCAGGCAGCGCACGATGCTCGCGCATCGCGCAATGCAGGATGGGTTTCTGCAGAAGGTTTCTTGCTAAAGGAAAGGTGAAGTTGTAATCTTTAGCCAAAGTTCCTTTTTTGCAGTTTTTCGGTGGAGGAAACCCGCGATGACGCCTGAACTGTGCGCAAGCTGCGTCAGCAGAACGGCAATCGTTGTTTGTAGCAGCGGACAGACGACAACGAGCGAATCCTGTTCGCACCCCGAGAACCCCAGCGGATTCGTCAACGCTACCGAGTGCGAGAGCGCAGGCCGCTACCGCACGCTGAGCGACATCGGCCGGACCAAAGAGGTGGGGCAATGAGGTCGCGCGTCTTGAACAAGTCCCGCGAATTCGTGAAGACTTTGCTGCAGTCCGGTTGCCGGCTTGATGCCGATGGCGCGCGCAGCGTCGCGCCTTTTGCATCAGCTCAGTGGGCGCGCGACACCCTCAAAGAGATGGCCGGCGCGCGGCTCATTCATGTTGCCGAACTGCGGCCGAACCGCCGGGGGCGACCGACGCCGGTGTACGCGTGGGGCGAGAAGCCGTGAGCACCCGGAATTTCTGTGACGGGCGCGCGATGCTCCACGTCGGCGACTGCCTCGACGCGCTGCGCGCAATGCCCGACAACAGCGTCGACTCCGTCGTCACCGATCCGCCCTACGGCCTCTCCGACCACAAGCCCGCCGACGTGGTCGCCTGCCTGACTGCCTGGCTGGCCGGCGAGGAATACCGGCCGAAGAAGAAGGGCTTCATGGGCCGCACCTGGGATAGCTGGGTGCCCGGCCCCGAGGTGTGGCGCGAGGCGTTTCGCGTGCTCAAGCCCGGCGGGCACGTCGTCGCCTTTGCCGGCAGCCGCACGCACGACCTCATGAGCATGGCGCTGCGGCTGGCTGGGTTCGAGTGCCGGGATACGGTGATGTGGTGTTACAGCCAAGGATTTCCGAAAAATCGGAATGTTACGAAAGACCTGGAGAACAAGAATGCCGTTTGTAGGTGCCCCTCCGGTGACAATCACTTGCCCGGTTTGCGGGGCGCTGCGCTCAATGCCGGCTGCATGGTTCAAGAAGGTAAAGACCCCGACGTGCAGCCGTCGGTGCAATGGAAAGCTGCGGGCGGAGGCGTTGGTCAAGAGAGCTTTCAAGAGAACCGGACCTCAAGGCCCAAACCCGAAACTTCAGGGAAAGAACAATCCTGCATGGAAGGGCGGCGTGACCATACGGCGCCGGCGTGGGAACTATGTTCAGGTAAGGTATGTGAGAGCGCCTGCGGAAGCTGCGATCATGGCTCGCAAGGACGGGTATGTGATGGAGCATCGCCTGGAGATGGCGAAGTGGATCGGGCGGACTCTGCTCAGGGTCGAGGTGGTGCACCATGTGGATCACGACCCGATGAACAACGCTCGCTTGAATCTGGAGCTATGGCCGGACAATCGAAGCCACAAGCTGTGGGAGCATGGCCGGTTTGTGGAGGGTGCGGCCTGCCGCGTATTCCATCTGGACTAGGCACCGCCCTCAAGCCCGCTTTCGAGCCCGCGCTGCTGTTCCGCAAGCCGCTGGTGTCGGAAGCAATAAATATATTGCATATAGTGGAGGCCCAACTGCGAGAGCGCGGTTTTCGCGGGGAGATCAAGTGGAAGCCAGAAAATGTAAGCGGTGCGGCGAAGAAAAAAAGCCGGAAGAGTTCGTTGTCAACAAATCAGCCGCAAGCGGCGGAAACATCTGCCGGGAATGCAGGCGGAAACGAGACGCCGAGCGAAGGTCTGCAAACCGTGACGAGTTCAGGGCAAAGCATTCTGAATGGCGAGATGCAAACCGTGAGCACGTTCGACAGTACCACAAGCGAAAGCGTGACGAACTGCGCGACGAAGTGCTCGACGCCTACGGTGGAAAGTGCGCATGTTGCGGAGAGGTCGAGCGAGACTTCCTCACCATCGACCACATCAATGGCGGAGGAACGGCCCACAGAAAAGCAATCCACGGAAAAGTCTACAACCAACTTCGGCGAGATGGATTTCCCCTTGGATACCGAGTGCTTTGCTGGAATTGCAACTGGGCTCACCGGCTCTATGGCTCATGTCCACATCAATCTGGACAGCAGCGGCTTCTTCATTTGGCCCCAAGGGCTGCCTAAGCATGTCGCAGGATCGCCTTTGACCGTCGCGCAGAACGTCATGGCGCACGGCACGGGGGCGCTGAACATCGACGGGTGCCGGGTGGAGGCGGAGGCTGGGGGGAGGCCGCTGCGCGAAGTGGCCGCGTTGCGCGATAACGTGCAATACAACGGCAACGTACTGGACGGACGCGTTGATGGATCGCTGGCTTCAAGCAAAGCCGCCGGCTCGACTGACTTGGGCCGCTTCCCCGCCAACGTCATCCACGACGGCAGTGACGAGGTGCTGGCCCACTTCCCCGACTCCGACGGCGCCGGACCGAGCCTGCCCCGCGTGAAGGTGACGGGATACGGCGGCGGCATCGGCTCCGGTGAGTCGGCATACCTGGGCGGCGAGCGCACCCCCTACAACGCCGGCAGTGGCTCGGCGGCGCGATTCTTTATGCAATTTCAAGAAAAGGAAGACGAATGGGGGGGCGTAGAACTGCCGTCGAAAAGTGCGAGCACTGCGGAAAAGAGTTTGTCGCAGCAAAGGCAAGCCGCCGTTTCTGCTCTCGCTCATGCAGTCAGCTCGGCGCTCCCAGAGGCTTTGCGCTTACAGAGCCTCTCGGTGGAACCTTCTACGAGCGCCACGGCGAGCGAATTAAGTCTGATCGCAAGCAGCGTTACGCAAACGATCCAGAGTATCGGGCGAAGGTTTTGGCTCGCGTCAAAGCCCGCAAAGCTTTCCCTGTCGCTCAGCCCTGTGAATGTTGCGGTAAGCCTGGAGCCGACAGGCACCACGACGATTACAGCAAGCCATTGGAAATTCGATGGATCTGCCGATCCTGTCACATTCGGCATCACGCGGCAGAACTCGGAAGTTGGGGAGAGGGGCTGCGGGCAATCCACGGCCGGTAGGTTCATATACTGCCCGAAGGCGAGCCGGAAGGACAGATCGGAAGGATTGGATGATACCGGCCCGAAGTTCACGCGCGGTACCACGCTGCGCAATGTCGAGAACGCTATAAAATCACATGGCGTCGAGTATCTTTTGAAAGACGACGCTCCAGACTGGGTTCGCGCAGAGGTTGAAAGACTGTTAAACCAAAGCAGTTAATGTGCTATGATTTTCATCATGAAAGCACAGTACAAACTTAGGTCATTCACTTGTTCGGGGTGTGGAAAGTTCGTTGAGAAACGATGCCCGCCTGGTTCAAAGTATTGTTCGCCGGAGTGCTATCGCTCGTCTCCTCGTGCAAATCGGAAGACTGGATTCGACACCAACTGCGTTCAGTGCGGTACGGCAATCTATGTGCAGCGGTCCGCAAAGCGGACTCGAAACTTCTGCTCGACGGCTTGTCATGATGCGTACCAAGGGAAGGCGAAAACTGTTCATTCCTGCAAGGTATGCGGTTCCGAATTCAAGTGGAGTCCAAGCAGGACGAAAACGCATAACCCGACGTATTGCTCTATCGCTTGCAGAAACAAATGCCCAGAGTGGAAGGAAAAAGCTGTCATCGCCGGAAACTTGGCGCAGCAGCATTCAAAGTACATGACAAGGCTTGAGCTTGCCGGCTCAGACATTCTGTCAATGATCGGCCATCCGTTTTCCGAGCAGGTTCTGATTGCAGGGAAATTCACGGTCGATGCAGTTTTGACAGGCAAAAACATCGTTATCCAGTGGGATGGAGATTACTGGCACGGGTACCGTGCTGCGAACGACAACGCGCCACTTGATGCGAGGCAGGAAAAGCGTGTTGCTCTGGACAAGTCGCAAGACGCATACATGGAGAAATGTGGTTATCGGGTGCTTCGTTTCTGGGAGCACGAGGTTTTCAATCAACCGGAGAGTGTGCGTGAAGCTATCGCAAGAGCAATTCAACAAGCTGCCGCCTGAGTTGCAGCAGCACTTCAGAAAGGAGGATGGGGTGCGTGTCGCGAACACGCACCCCACGTAAGCGGTCAAGCCCACGGACCTCATGCGCTACCTGTGCCGGCTGGTGACGCCGCCCGGCGGCGTGGTGCTTGATCCGTTCACCGGCTCCGGCTCGACCGGCAAGGCCGCCATCCTTGAGGGCTTCTGCTTCATCGGCTGCGAGCTCTCCGACGAGTACGCAGACATCGCGGAGGCGCGCGTCACCCATGCTTGGCACGAGTGGAGTGAAAGCCGCCGTCAGGGCTCGCTATTTGATTGTGCGGAGGCGGCGTGAACTTCATGTCCCTGTGCTCTGGCATTGAGGCCGCATCGGTCGCCTTTGACCCTCTAGGCTGGAAGGCGGTGAGCTTTGCTGAGATTGACCTGTTCGCATCCGCCGTCTTGGCGCATCGCTATCCGCACGTCCCGAACCTTGGCGACATCACGCGGTTCCGCGAATGGCCTGAAGAACTGTTCGCCACGACGGACATTATTGTGGGCGGCCCCCGTTCTCGCTCTTTACGAGAATGTGCCAGGAATCCTCTCCGACAGGACCAACGCCTTCGGCTGCCTCCTCGCAGCCCTCGCGGGCGAGGATGAGCCCATTGTCGTTAAAAAATGGCCGCGTGCTGAATAGCTGGGCTGTGCCTTGCGTCCGCTGGATCGGAGAGCGGATTGACCAAGCCATTACACAAAAAAGACAGGCCGCATGAAGCCCATCAAGCACGTTGTTTCCGTTTCGGGCGGCAAGGATAGCGCCGCAACCCTGCTTCTTGCGCTGGAGCGCTGCCCAAAAGATAGCGTCGTCCCGATCTTCTGCGACACCGGCAACGAGCATCGGGATGTCTACGAGTACCTGATCTACCTAGAGCGTGCGCTCGGGGTGCAGATCGTCCGGCTGAAGGCTGACTTCTCCGAGCAGATCGCCGCAAAGCGGGTCTTCATCGCCCGCGACCGGCGCAACCGGCGCGAGTACGACACCGTGCCTGTCTTTGAGGCTGACGGCGTGACGCCCGTTCTGAAGCGCAACAGCCGTGGCGAGATCGTCATGCAGAAGGTCAGGCGTGGCGGGGTAATGGTCCTTGAGCCCGCCCAGAAGACCCGAAAGATCGGCGGCGGTCGGCGAGTACGCTGGACAAACAAGGCCAAGCGCCGGGCACTAGCCGTGCTGTACCCGACTGGCAACCCGTTCCTTGATTTGTGCTTGTGGAAGGGGCGATTTCCGAGCCGAAAGGCACAGTTCTGCACCGAGGAGCTGAAGCGCAACATGGCTGTGTCCTTCCAGATCGACTTGATTGATCAAGGGTACAAGGTTGTCAGTTGGCAGGGCGTCCGCCGCGACGAGAGCCAGAATAGACGCAACGCCAAGTTGTTTGAGCGCATCGGTCGCGGAATGTATGCCTTTCGACCTTTGGTCGAATGGACTGCGGCGGATGTTTTCGGCTACTGCCGCAGCAAGGGTCTGGAGCCGAACCCGCTCTATAAGCAGGGCATGGGCAGGGTCGGCTGCATGCCGTGCATCAACTGCGGCAAGGAGGAGATATCTCAGATCGCCGTTCGATTCCCTGAGCACCTGGAAGAAAAGGCTCGATGGGAGCGGCTTGTCGGGCAGGCCGCCAAGCGTGGCTTCTCGACGTTCTTCAATAAGGGGCTTCATGAAAATGGCGGGCGCGACCTCGAGGTGGCCCAAGCAAACCGCATTGAAGCGGTAGTGGAGTGGGCAAAAACTGGGCGCGGCGGCCGTCAGATGTCGTTCATGAGCGACTTTATTGAGCCGTCGGCGTGCTCTTCGGCCTACGGACTGTGCGAATAGGCGGGGCTGCGTGACCGACTCCGTCGAACAATCCCCCAGCCTCGAAGACGGCTACCTGCGGATCGCCAACGAACTGTTCGACGCGATCCTTCGGTTCGGCTTCACGCACCGGCAACAGTCGGTGCTGCTGGCCGTGATCCGAAAGACCTATGGCTACGGGAAGAAGCGCGACGATATCAGTGCCGCGCAGCTCGGCGAACTCTGCGGCATCGCGCGCAACCACGTCACCGAGGCATTGAAAGACCTGGAGGCGATGGGTGTCATCGAGAAGTGGGACGGCCAGTATGGGTGTGTGATCGGCATCAACAAGCGCCACAAGGAGTGGTATCGCCTGGGCGCAGGGCGCCCGGCAAAGAAGGCGCCTCCGAGGGTTGAGACTCCGGAGCCGCCAGAAATCACCGACGAAGAGCCAAGTGCGCCTGTCAAGCCGGTGAAGCGAGGGAACCCCGGTGCAGCGAAGTTCAAGGCCCGCTTCGAAGAGTTCTGGGACACGTTCGCCTACAAGCATGGCAAGACCCGGGCGATGAAGGCATGGATGGCGGTGTGCGGCGCGGCGAAGGCGGATGCCGACCTCGCGGCGCTGGCCGGCGAAATCCTGCGCGCGGCCGAGATTGAGGCGCGCAGGCGTCCGACCTTGGTGGCGACCGGCCGCACGCCGATCTACCCCGAGGGCTGGCTGTCGCAGCGGCGATGGGAGGACGAGGGGTTGCTGTCATGGGGGCAGTGGTCGCCGGAAGAGCAGGCGTTCGTGGACGTGTTCAACGCGAACATTGGCGATCTGTGCCCCCATGTGACGGAGTGGACGGAGAAGCGCAGCGAGCTGACCAAGGTGGCTGTGGCAGGGAAGATGACGCTGGAGAGGTGGGGCGCCTTCTGGCGCTACGTGCGTGACAAATGTGATTTCGGCTTCACGGTTTCATATGAGTGGTTCCTGCGGCGCGAGAACTTTGCCGCAGTGGCGGATGGACAGTATCAACGGGAGGCGGCGTGATTCCATTGTTTTCAAACGAGGCGGAAGAGTCCTTGCTCGGTGCACTGATGTTGGACTCGTCGGTGCGGCGGTTCATTGAGTGCGACTTGCGCCCGGGGCATTTTTATCGAGAGGTGACGCAGCAGATCTACGCGACGATCTGTTGGCTGCTGGACGAGAAGAAGCGGGAGCCCGATCCGGTGACGGTGTACGAGGCGATGCAGGCTCGCGGGTGTTCGCCGGAGGTGTGCGCCTGGGCGCTGGAACTCGGCGGCGCCGCATACACAACGGCAGGCGTGAAGCGGCACGCAGAAATCATCGTTGAGAAGGCGAACCTGCGGGCGCTGCAGGCTGCAGCAGGGGAGATCATGGAGACCCTTATGGGGCCGGGCACCGCCGTCGAGAAGATCGACGCCGCGCAGAAGGCGGTGATGGCGGTATCCGATAAGGCGACGCTCGGCGAGCGCAAGCCGCAGCGGGTGTCGGCTCTCATGCCGGGCTATCTGGATGCGGTAGGTGCGCGATGGGAGAAGTCAGGCGGGGGCGTGCCGACGGGGTTCTCGGCGATTGATGCGCGGGTCAACGGCGGGCTGGATGAGGGGTGGGTGGTGATCCTTGCCGGCCGGCCCGGCATGGGGAAGACCTCGCTAGTGCTGGAGATAGCCATCAACTTCGCCCGGGCAGAGGTGCCGGCGCTGATTTGCTCGCAGGAGATGCAGAGCGCCCAGCTCATCGACAGGGCTATCGCAATAGAGGGAAGGCTGGAGTTGTCGAAGGTTATCCGGGGGGAGATGACCGAGGACGATCACGAGAAATTTCAGTTCGGCCTGTCGCGCATCCATGACATTCCCCTCTTCATTGATGAGCAGGGCTCTTTGCGCATTGAGGATGTGCACCGGAAGGCGCGCCAGGTCAAGCGCGATACCGCCGGGCAGCTTGGCTTGGTGGTGATTGACTATCTGCAATTGATGGTCGGCACCGGCGAGAACCGCACGCGCGAGATGACCGTCATCACGGGCGCGTTGAAGTCGCTGGCCAAGGAGCTGCGCTGCCCGATCATCGCCCTGTCGCAGCTTAACCGCGAGGTTGAACGCCGGCCGAACAAGCGCCCGGTGATGGCCGATCTGCGGGAATCCGGCTCCATTGAGCAGGACGCCGACGTGATCTGGGCGCTCTACCGGGACGAGGTCTATAACCCCGACTCGATGGACAAGGGTCTCGCCGAGTTGTTGTGGCTGAAGAACCGCCAGGGCGATCCATGCGGGATGACGCCGTTGGTGTGGGCAGGGCCGTGTGTGCGCTTTGATTCCATGCTTGGCGAGCTGCCCAGCGCGTCGGCCGGGCGTGCTGGGGAGTCCGCCGGAAAGACCGGGAAGGGGTTTGACAGTGACCGGTTCTGACCGTGAGCAGTTCATCGCCGACTTCCGTCTCGTTTGGACCTACCGGCGCCAGGCCGGCCACCTATCGGCCGCCGAGCACGCGGCTCAGTATGGCGCGGCCCGGGTGGAGGCGAATGCTCGGTCATCAGATTCGGCCTGGGTGGCGAGCGAGTCTCAGAATTACCGGGCGCTGGCTGCCCAAATCGAGAAGGAGCGCGCCAGGTCGCGGCAGATTGCCGATGAGGTTCGCGCGCAGAAATCCAAAGGCCATAAACCCGCCAAGGTAAAGTTATAGTTGCGAGAAAAACTTGTAGTTGTAAAATTCCTCCATCTGTAGGAGGAATACATGGCGCTGTTGAACCGCAAGGATTGGGTCTTGATGTTCAAGTCCCGAGCTGAACTTACCGAAGGCCAAGCCCGCAAGGCTACCGATGCGCTTGAGAAGGCGATTGTGGCCAGCCTGACGACGGCCAACGTCGTGAAGATTCCCGGCGTTGGAACGCTTCGTCGTAGCTATGCGCCCGCCCGGTCTCAGTTTGTCGCCCACCTGAACAAGTTCTACGACGTTCCTGCGTCCTACAACCATTCGTTCAGGCCGGTGAAGTCGCTCAAGCTGAAAGCTCGCAGTGATGCGGAAGCGAACATTCACTCTGGCGCATGACGTAGCCAGGCAGCGCGCCATTCAGGCGGTGCGCGATGCTCCGGCGGGGTTTGTCGTCACGGTTCAAGAGCCGAACCGGAGCAGCTTGCAGAACGCCTTTTACTGGGCCGTTCTCGGGGAAATCTCGGAGCAAGTCGAGCCCGGAGGCAAGCACTTTGGGCCGGATACGTGGCACGAGTATTTCAAGGGGCAATACCTGGAGCCCGAGGTGCTGGAACTGCCTGGCGGTCGGTACAAGTTTGTCGAGCCGACCACGACGAAGCTCGGGCGCGGCGCCTTCTCCGACTACATCGAGCAAATCCTTTCGTGGGCCGCGGAGCAGGGCGTGATGTTCTGTGACAAGACCCGCTGTGATGAACGTGCGTGGAGGGACGCGGCGTAATGGAGCAGATCGGATTTTTTGAAGAGCCGCCGATGGCGCCGCCCCCGCGGATGCGCGGCGGCGTTCGTCGGAACGACCCGGAGTCAAGCCATGTTGCGGCCGACATGGTGGACGCGTTTGGCGGTTCGCATCGGGAGATTGTCTTGGCTGCCCTGCGAAAGTTCGGGCCGATGACCGTCGATCAGATCGCCGCTCGCACGCCATTGATGGCCCAGCAGGTGAACAAGAGAACTCCCGAACTGGAGCGCGACGAGTTGATCCGCGTGCAGAAGAACTCCGCCGGCCAGGATGTCATGCGCGATTCCCTTTCCGGCCGTCCCGAGCGCGTGTGGGAGGCGGTGTGACGTTTCGCTCAAACAAGCTGCGCGACAGCTTCCGTGATGCGCCGTGCTGCTTTGGCTGCGGAAAGCACAACGACGGAACCGTCGTCGGGGCGCATGCCAACGGCGCCCACATGGGCAAAGGGATGGGCCACAAGGCGCCCGACTACTACCTCGCCGGCCTTTGCTACGACTGTCACACGCGTCTCGATCAGGGCAAGGAAATGACCAGGGATGAGCGCCGCCAGTTCTGGCAGGACGCTTATGTGAAAACGATGGCGTGGTGGTTCGACGTCGGAATTGTGAAGGTGGCTTGAATGCAGGCAAAGAGAGAGCGGATCACGCCGCGGCTGGTTGGGTCGATGCGCGTCAATGAAATGCTGGGGCTCGCCGGCCATACGCACGTCAGCCAGGAGCCGCTGGCCGACATCCTGGAAAGAGTCGGCATTGATCCGGCCGGCGAAGACGGAAACGGAAATTTCCGATGGTCTGAAAAGGCGGTAGAGGGGGCTCTGGAGCGCATCAAGGACGCCATCAAGCAGTGGCGCGTAGAACAAGCCGAGGCGTCGCTTCGTCCGTCTCCGGCTGCCGACCTTGATGCCATTGATCGCGCCGTTCGATCCGCCGTCGAGCGATACGTCACCCCGGCGCAGAAGGACATCGACGACGCGATGGAGCGCCTTCAGGAGCAGCAGCGCGGTCTGTTCCGGCTGATGGGCGAGGTGGCTGGGGTGGCGCGCGACACACTTCGGGTTGTGAACGGCGTCGTCAAAGATGTGCGCAGCGACAACGCGGCGCTGAAGATGGGTTTGGAGCGCCGCATCGAGAGCATGGAGAAGTCGCACAGCGAAGCGTTCGCCCTCATCTCCGATGAAATCGACGCCCACACGAAAGGGATTGTTGATCTGAGAAAGGCGATGAAGGTATGAGCAGCAAGATCCATGCGTCGGCATTTCTCGAGGCCGGGTTGGCCCACATGCAAGACCGAGCCGTCGCCTACGACAAGCAAGCCCAGGGCGGAGAGCGCTCGATGGGCGCCACGGTGGCCGCCTTCAATGCCGCCACTGGCCACAGCTTGACGGAAGAGCAGGGCTGGATGTTCATGATTTTCCTGAAAGCTGTGCGCACCCAGCAGGGAAACTTCAAGGCCGACAACTACGAAGACGGTGCCGCCTACTTCGGCCTGATGGGCGAAGCCGCTTCGGCAAGAGTGACTGCCTGATGTCCGGCCACCGTCACGTTTCCATCGCGAAGGATAAGGACGACGGACGGGCGAGCCCGCTGGAGCGTGTCGTCCGGGCGCTGAACTCCGGACGGCTGGCGTTCAAGGAAAACGTCGCCACTGACATCGACTGGCTGACTGCGCTTGGTATGGCCTGTGCGCGAGACCCGGGGCGCTCGGCGCTGGTGCGCTTGCATTACGTGGCTGACGCCGATTCTTACGGCCAGGCGTTGAGGCTGGCCGTTCAGATCGTCCGGCGGGTGTCGGTGCGGCAGCGCTGGAAGCTGCTCCAGCAGGATGCGATCAAGCTGGCGAAGGTGTCGCTGGCCTACCACATCGCGCCGGTCTGCCCGGCCTGTCACGGCACTGGGTTCGAGCTGATTGCCGGCACGTCGCACCTGTCTAGCCGCCACTGCCCGAAGTGCAATGGATCTGGCCGCCGTCCTTACCCGATCAGGAATGGCGGGCGCATCCGGGAAATCGTCGCGCACCTGGAGTCAATGGAGCGAGTCACCGAGGACGCAGTGAAACGAAAGATGCAGAGAGGTGGCGCATGAGGATGACGCTGGAGCAGTTCCTTGAGGTTGAAGCGCGCGGGAATCCGATGAAGCCCCGCAAGCCGCGAGCCTGCCGCACCGAGCACGACGAGCAGTCCGAGGTGATTCAGTGGGCAGAGCACGTCAAGTCGCGCGAGCCCGTCCTGCGCTGGCTGCACGCGATCCCGAACGGGGGCGCGCGGGCGAAAGCTGTGGCGGTGAAGCTGAAGGCTGAGGGCGTCAAGCCTGGCGTCCCGGATCTCTGCTTGCCGGCTTCGCGCGGGCTGTACTGCGGCCTCTACATCGAAATGAAGAGCATGACCGGAAGCGAGTCCCGCGACCAGAAGGAGTGGCGCGCCCACCTCTGCGAAGAGGGATACCGCGCCGTCGTGTGCAAGGGCGCACGGGAGGCGATCCGGGTGCTGTGCGAATACCTAGAACTCAGTTTTGAGTCCGAGATTGTGAAATGGGAGGCGATGCGCGAGCGCGCCACCCGCGGGAACAGCGTGGCCCCCGCCGTCCGTGCCGCGCGCATCACGAGGAATTGAATATGACTCAACCCACCGTTGGCCGTGTCGTCTGGTTCTGGCCGTCCCCCAATGAGCAGCTCGCGTTCCCGCGCGAAGGCCAGCCGCTCGCCGCCCATGTTGCTGCTGTGTCCGAGGATGGCTTCACCGTCAATCTGCAGGTGATCGACGCCAATGGCCACGCCCATGCCCGCCAGGACGTGCCTTTTATCGAAGACGGCGGCGCCGCAGGATTCAGCTACGCCTGCTGGATGCCGTACCAGCGCGCCCAGCACGCGAAGCAGGACGCGGAGCATCCTGATCCGGCGCCGCTTGGCTGCAGCGACAGCCCGTCGCCGAATGTCAAAACGCCGAATGTCGAAGCGCAGCCGGTCGAATCCGAGCCGCCCCTCTTTTACACGACCCAAGCCGGTCCGGACACCAACTACGAGACGGTGACGACGCCGAGCGACGGTGCCAAGCCCGAGTTCGCCAACACCAGCGCCAACTGATCCAGTGCCGCGCCACCACGGCGCGGCATCACAACCCATAGGTGGAGAAACCCTATATGTACTTCAAGAGCGCCATTGCCTTCCCGTTCCGCGGCGACATCAGCCTCGACGATCTGGAGGAGAAGCTGCTTTCTTGCCGCTTCCATGATTGCGGGGCGAGCGAATCCGAGTCCTACGGATGGACGCCCGCGCACGACGAGCGCTTCGTTTACCCGGTTGGCTTCATCTGGCTGATTGCGCTCAAGGTGCAGCGCAAGATCCTCCCGGGCGCCGTGGTGCGACAGCACGCCGAGAAGCTGGCCGCCGTGATCGAGAAGCAGCAGGGCTACAAGCCCGCCCGCAAGCAGATGAAGGAGATCAAGGAGCGCGCACTTCAGGAGCTGCTGCCGAAGGCGCTGGCAAAGGATTCGACGACCTACGCCTACATCGACCCGAATGCCAAGCTGCTGGTGGTGGACGCCGGTTCAGTCTCCAAGGCCGACGACGTGACTTCGATGCTGATCCAGTGCGGCGTGGATATCGGGCTGCGCATGATGCGCTTCGATATCTCGCCCAGCGCTTTCATGTCGAAGGTGCTGCTGGGTTCCGCAGGAGAGGAATGGGCGCTCGGCAAGGACTGCGACCTGAAGGAAGCCGACAACGGCGGAGAGCTCCACTATCGCCACCTGAACTTCGAGGGTGTCGAGGATCATCTGGCGGCCGGAAAGGTGCCCGTCAAACTGGCTCTGGTGTACGAAGACCGGGTGTCGGTCGTTCTGACCCAGGCCGGCTTCCTCAAGAAGATCAAGGTGCTTGATGTGGCCGCCGAGGATGCGGATGGCGCGGAAGACGCCTTCGACGGTGAGGCCGCGGTGAATGCTGCGGAAATCACCCGGGTCATTCAGGCGCTGCGCCACACGCTGAACTACAAAGACCCCCAGGAGGGCGGAAATGGTTAAGCACAAGCTCCACTTCGGCGACCCGCACAAGGTCAAGAACTCGTCACAGGTCGATTCGTTCCGCTACGACCCGGGTGCCAAGGTGCTGTCTGTCACCTTCAAGAGCGGCGGCGAATACCACTACGATGGCGTTCCGCAGGACGTGGTGGATGGGCTCAAGAAGGCCGAGTCGGCGGGGAAATATCTTTCGTCGAACATCAAGGGTGTTTTCAAGCACTCCAAGATGTGAGAAAGCCGGGGGAGACCCCGGCTTTTTGGATTAATCCTTGTTGCAGTCGTGCTCTTCATTGCTGAATAGGTGCGCATCAGAAAAGGTTTCTGCCTCATTAAAGCGCCTTTCAAAGAAGCCGCTTCCGCCACTCCGAAAGCCACGGCGGTTGAGCTTCTTTTCTCGAAGAGAGGCGGAGCAGCTTTTTGAGCAGCACTTTGCCCAGCCTCGCTTCACATCGGCCTTCTTCGCTACAAAACTCTTTCCGCACCACACGCAATTCTTTTCAATAAAACTTCCTCCAGGGGTGTGTTTAGATGCGCTCATGATCCAAGGGCCTCCGCGATCCGCTCGATGTAGGTTGCCCGGATGAGCGGGCACGACACGCCGGATGCCTCAAGGGAAAGTTGGCGGGCCAATGCCAAGTTCGCGTTCTTGTGCTTTTCGGGCGCCGGAAGCAGGCCGGCGGGCTCGACGTAGCCTCCGTAGCGCTTCTCCAAAATCGCCCAGTCAGGGTAGCTGCGCAGGTAGGGAAGAGACCTTCCCATGACGAAGCAGGCAGCAACGCCAAGGGCTTCGTCAAAGCCGAGGTGAGTCTGGAACATACCGGCCAATTCTGCTGTGAAGTCGTTGTGTCCGGTTCGGGTGATGGTGAGGATGTCGGTGGTCATTGGGGCGCCTTCTGAGCTTTGAGCAGGGCGCCGGCAATTTCGTATGCCGCCTCTGCATACACGTTTACTATGGACTGTCTGTCTTCAAATCCGTTTTCAATCCAGTCACCCCAAATTTCATAATCCTGATCGTTTGAGATAAGCCCCTGCATCGCCTTCGCCGCCAGTTCATCCTGCAGCGACTCGCGAATCATTTCGTCCAGCCAATCGGTCCCGCTGTTAGGCACCCGCAGCTTGATTGCTGCGTACTCGCGAATGGTCATGCCGCCCTTCATTGCGATGCAGCCTTCTTTCTGGAAGCCAACAGGAAACGCCGGCCCACCCGTTTCAGTCTTCTCGCTCATGCTTGTTCTCCAGTAGCTTTGAGGATGGCGGCATTGAGCGCTTGATGAGCCGCGTACACGCGCCTTTGTGTGTCAGGAGACACGCGATGAAACACCCACGGGCCTCCGCGCTCTTTGTTGTATTGGGAGTTGGCTTCTCGAAGTTCGAGGATGGCTTTCAGTAGCTCGTCGCGCTGCTTGACGGCCTCGTTGTATCGCTGGGCCAGCCACGCCACCGCACGGTTGTCTTCCAGGTTATCGGTGCTGATGCCTTCGCAGGCGTTCCAGCAGGCCGCGACTCTGCGCATGGTTTCGCGCTGGACGGAGGTGAGTTTTTCGCCGTTGTGGAGGACTGAAAGCAACCACTTTCCGCTTTCATCCAAGAGGGCATAGCTATTTGCGTCGCCATTCTCTTTTATGGATAAGCGGCCTTTTGTGTTTTGATCGCTCATGCTGCCTCCTTCACGGGAATGATGTCGTTCAGCGGCTCCCAGCCCTTTAGCTCCTCTCGGGTGAAGTGGCCGGCGTCCACCGGGTTGGTGGTGTAACCCTGCCATTGCGGGCAGTGGTAAGCCTTGTGCTCGCGATGCCAGAGCAAGAAAACCTCGGTGGGTTGCGGGAAAAGGATGTTCTTCAGCACCTCGGCCCGCTTGAAGTCCATAGCCTTGACGGCCTTGGCGAGCTCTTTCTCAAGGCGCTGGCGCCGCTGCTTGCCGTTACGCTTGATGCGCGGGTTCTCCGGGCATGTGGTGTAGAGTTCAAAGCAGGCCATATTCCGGAGGTCGTACTTCCCGGTGACGACCCACCACATATTGTTGATGTTGTAATAGGCGGTGCCAGTGCAGGTCCGGCCGTGCCAGTCGTGGAACCAGACGCGCTGGCCGTGCTGGAGAAGGGCGCCGTCGGCGGACTCTCGGTTGTTGCAGAACCAGCCATTCATGCCCCCCTCTTTGGATAGCCAGGCGTCCCAGTCGCCCTTGAAGTGGCTGCTCTCGGCGTAGCGATCCTGGACGCGCTCCATCGCCGTCTTCTCCAGCGGCTTACGGTAGATGCTGTAGTGCTTGGGGTCGAAGCGGTAGCCCGAGAAGACTCCGCACAGGTAGTCGCGCAGGCGCCGCCGGGTGCGCTCCATTTCGAGGCGAAGCAGGTAGGGCATGACGCCCTCCTTGTCGCTCTCGTAGCGGCCCTCGTGGTCTGGACGGGTCGGGCAGTTGATCGGCTGGAACATCTCGAGCTTGATGGTTCTGCCGCTCACCTCCAGCTCGCCGCGGAGGGGGCCTTTATTGCAACTGCGATGGTTATTGGCGATGGCTGCGTAGTTGGCGGCGTCTTTCCACGGGCCGACCGTCCAGCCGAGGCGGTTTAGCTGCTGGATGATGCGGGCGAAAACTTGGCGCTTGAAGGTGCGCCCCCAGTCTCCGCCGATCATGACTTGCCTGTCGGGGTCTTCCCAGATTGAGAGGGAGGCTTCGCCGAAGCTGACGGTGCCCTCGCGGTTGATTTGTGCCATGCTAGGTTTCCTTCTTGATAGGTTGCTCTGCGACGCGAGGCGCTACCGGGCCGACCTCGTCGCACTTGATGATCAGCTCGCTGCTGACGCTTGAGATGCGAAGCTCGAAGGAGGCCGGCTTGGCGCAGTTCTTGAAAGCCGCTTCGATGGCGTCTTTTGTGGCGTCTTTCGATGAGCAGCCAGCCAGGGCCAGGGCGATAGCGATGGCGACGGCTTTCATTTTTCTACCTCGAACCCCAGTGCTGCGGCCACGGCGTCGCGGATTTCGGCGACGCGCTCGTCGCTATCGGCCACTGGCCAGAAGTCTCCTGGCCCCATCGTCCCAACGCCCCAGGCGCTCCACACGCGCATGCAGTCGTAGGCGCTCCCCAGTGCCTCGCGGATGGCTTCGTCGGCCTTCTCGGCTTGCTCGGGGGTGATCGTGGCCGGCGGCGCTTCCCAGATCACGCTGAGAATGCGATGCTCGGCGTCTTGCCGGGTGACGGCCACGGCGCGGCCTGATTCGTTGGTGGTGACGGTGATTTTGCCGAGATCGGTTACGGGCGGAGCGGCGTAGAGTTGGTGCTTCCCTTTAGCTGGAAGGCTAAACCATAATATGCTTGATCCAAGCCGCAAGCTGCCGTCTGGATCTTCAACGAAAGAGACGCTTGATTCAGCTACTGGCCTCTGCTTCTCCCGCTCCGCACGCTCCGCCTCAAGTTCGTCGACGCACGCCTGAAGATCCGACGTGGCATCATCAATCGCGGCCTTCATAGCTGCGCGCATGTCGTCCAGGCTTTTCGGCAGGGAGTAGTGACGCAGGGCGGAGCCGGCAGCCCGCAGGACGGCATTCAGGTGCTGGTCGATTTTGTTGACGTCCATGTCACACCTTCTCTTTCATGATCGGCTGCTTCCACTGGGGCAGGATCTCGCCGCCGCGCTGGATCTGCCGTCGCAGATCGGCGTAGGCGCTCTCAAGGATCTTCATCGCGGCGTCGCACTGCAGCTCGTCGAACTGGCCGAAGTGGCATTGCGCTTCGGTCAGGCCCATTTTCGAGGCCAGCCAGGCATAGGCTTGGCTGCGAGCAGCCCGGCGGTCGGGCGCATCAAGCCACAGGGAATTGAAAAGCTGCTTCACTTCCTTGCGCGCCTCGCGCTGCGCCCGGTTGGCCAGGGTGCCGAGCGGCAGGTTAGTGTAGGGGTGCATGCCGACATAGGCGCCGCATCCCCGGCACAGGTAGAGCCACGGCCATTCTCCAAAGGCGGTGGGGTATATCTCGGAGTTGTGGGCAATCTCGACGGCGCTGCCGCAGTGCCGGCACTTGGTCGGGATCGGGAGTGGGTGCACGACCCGCTGGATGGCAAGGCGGGACGGCGTCCAGGGGGTGCGCTCGACGCGCGGCTTTTCTTGTGCTTCCATTTTCGGAACCTCTTTCATGCGTAGATACATTGCGGCCGTCCTTCCTCGAATGCCTCGGTCGTCAGGTCACGTTCTTGCGGGTGGATCAATGTCGCCATCGAGGGCGACATCAGGGTGTAGTTGCAGGGGCCGTCGGCCCACTCTTCGCGGCGCCGGATGTGCTGGCGCAGATCGGCCAGAGTGGCGTCGACAAGGCAGACGTCGCCCGAGTAGGCGACGCCGTCGCAGTCGCGACCAGACCAGACTACGGCGACCTTTCCGCCCTCCGCCATAACGCGGACGGCGCGGTGCTGGGTGAGGCAAAGCTGGGTGCGGGCGTGCAGCTCCTGCATCCGCTGGGAGCCGAGCTTGTTGATCGTCCACATGAGGCGGATGGGACTGAAGTGAGGCGCCATTCCGCGGCGCAGGTCGTGGATGGTGGGCATCTCAGTGGCTCCAGTCGGGAACAATGGTCAATCCCATGCCCTCGATGTAGAGGGCGCCGTGGCGCATGAGCGTGCGCTTGCCCATGTGCCTGTCGCGCATGGCTTCCCAGCCAGGGATGTCGTAGCGCTCGCTCGACCGGGCGCCCCGGAAATCCGGGTGGACGCGCCGGTACTCGGCTTCGGTGATGCGGATTTCTTCGGGCATGGTCAGGCTCCCAGGCAGGCGGCAAACAGGCCGGCATAGCAGCCGGTGGTGATGAGCAGGCAGAGCAAAGCGGCTTCGCGCGGCGTGAGGGTGTTCAGCCAATCAAGAAGGCGGGTCAGCATCACTGCACCTCAATCTCGAGTTGGTGTCCGGTGATTTCGCACAGGAACTCACGGGCGGCTTCGCTGCTGCCGCGGCGACTCCATGAGGCGTCCCAGTTCTCGGGCTCGTAGCCGTGCACTTGGGCTTCCAAGCAGATTAAGCGCTTGGCTTCGGCGGCAGACGCGCGGTCGCCGTTGATGTAGTAGAGGACGCTCACAGCAGCCCCCGTTCTGCGAACGAGGTCGCGTCATAGGCCGACACCACGACGTGGTCGAGAACTTGGATGCCCACTAGGTCAAGCGCGCTTTTCAGCACCTCGGTAATCCGAATGTCGGCGTTGCTGGGCTCGACGTGGCCCGACGGGTGGTTGTGGGAAAAGATCACCGCCGCGGCGTTGTATTTGAGCGCCAGCTTGACGACTTCGCGGGGATAGACGGAGGTCTGCGTCAGCGTCCCGCGGAAGAGTTCCTCCGCGTGGATCAGACGGTTCTGGGAATCCAAGAGCGCAACCTGGAAGACCTCGCGCTCCAATGCGCCGATGCGCAGGCGGAAGAAGGCAAAAACATTTTTCGGCGAGGTGAGGGCTTCCTCGGCGCGGCGCATTCTCCGCTCAAGGATGGAAATGGCTTGTTCGACGATGGCGTCGTCGTCCGGTGCGCCGACGTGGTACGGGGCGCGGTCTTCGGTGCGGGCTTCGTAACTCATTTTGGTAACTCCAAGTTGAAACTACAAGTTGGAGTTTAGAAGCGAGGGTTTAAAAAAGCAAGTGCAGGTTATTAAAAAAACCTCAGATTAACTTTTTGCTTGACGCGGGGCTATGACTTGCTAATATTGAGGTGTGGCGCAGGACGCGCCGAAGACAGCCGCAACAACCTGGAGAAAATCATGACCACCATCATCAAGACCCTCGAAAACGGCAACGTCGAAGTGACTCACACGTACTCCGACTGGTGCGGCAGCGGCTCCATTTCCAGCGAGTACGCGATCCGCCGGGGGCAAGTCCATAACGTGTGGCCCAATGGCACCACCACCCCTGCCTGCGAAGGGCTCCGACCCACGGGGTACTTCATCGAAGTTGAGGAAGGCGCGGACTTGGAGGCCGTGATTCGCGCCCAGCTTGCTTGATTGCTCAACTCTTGCCGCGTGACAGGCGGCTCTGATGGATCAACCAGATAACAAATGGGAGCACACCATGCGCATGCGCGCTTACGTCCAATACTTGTCCGCCAATGGCGAGTGGGCAAACACAGATTGTGACCCCGCCGCATTTGCAGCGTGGAGGAATGCTGAAATCATTGCGCTAAAAAACGTAGCCGATGAACGCGCAATTTTGTCAGTGGCGTAATCAACCAACAACACAAACAAAATGGCCGCATTTTCTCAACATCGCGATGAATACGCCCATGTGTCTAGTTCAATAGGCGTGCAGGCAGACATCGACGACGCGCTCAAAGAAGAGCGCTTGCGGCGGGCGAGTGTCAAAGACGTGGCGCCCGCATATATGGCTGGGAGCAAGGCATGGGATATGTTTCACCGAACCAAGATTATGTTTTTCTGCATTGCGAGATGAGTCCCAAAGAAACCCAGGAGCACGACAATGATTGACCTTCACGCCGACGCAAAAGCTATCCACAACGCCAAGTTGCGCGCGGCTTTTAACCTCACGATTCTGGATATCATCCATGCGGGCAAGATCACCGAATCTGCCGTCAGAGATGCGCTGCCATTTAATGCTAGGAAATTCTTCTCGGCCTGGTCCCCGACTGACACTGCCATTAATGCCCGGCACTGCCTAGACCTTGCGTTTGTCGAACTGGCCGAGCGCGAAGGAATCACCGACCCTGATCTTGCAAACTTCTTTCGCTTCGGCTTCACGGGCAACCTCGAGGCGATGGATAACGCAATTGATTACGCCGAAGACCCGGAAGCGGGCAGCGCTGCATTCGAGGCCGGGAAGCGCGTCGCTGACACTTACCGCAACGCGTCGTTTTGACACATGCCCCGCAAGCTAAAACCCCCGCCTGAATCCAGCTACGACGCGCAGCGCCTGCTTGTCGCGTTCACGGCCACCCTGCGCTACATCGCAGAGCATGAGCCCAGCCTAGACGAACTAACGGGCGCAGTGGGAATCAGCAAGGCCACCGCTGTTCGCCACATCCGCGCCGCCCGGAAAGTCTTCGGCATGGACATCGTGTCCAAACGCGCAAAGGGCGGAGCCCATTACATCGTGATGGATTACGGGTTTTTCGTCCGCGAAAAGCTTTTGAAATGACCGCGCTTTCTGCGGTGCACTACCGGATGTGCCCCTTGCGCTCCACCATTTCAATAAGGGCTGTTTCCTCCACGGGCGACAGCCCTTTTAGCTTCTGCACCAGGCTGCCCGCGTCAACGTCCAGGTGATCGAGCCGGCCGGCGCTGTGAGCCTCGTCGACCGCAGACCACGGCACTGAGGCCACAGCCACACCAGAAGCATCCAAGGGGATGGACTCAACGACCGCGAGCATCTGGGCGGGGGAGAGCTCCGGCCGATGCCGATCACAGATCGAGAGGTATCTCCCGATGGCTGCGTCAATCGCGGCAGAGGTGTTTCGGGGGACTAAGCGGAGGTCAAGCAAGCGCTGGATCGACGGGCGGAGGTAAATGCTAAGTGAACGATTTGGTATTTTATTGTTTGTTACAATTTTCATACTTCAAATGGTGCATCACGCTGCCTTGTGCCGGCGATAAAAACGTCACGGCCCAGGTATGTTTTGTTGCTGCTATTTTCCTGATATAAAAATTCCACATGATTTTTTTATACAAAAAAGTGTAAGTTAAACTTGGCAAAATGCGATGCTTCAATTTTATGACTTAATCGTTTTTTATATGCCGTAAGTTATAAATGGAAAAACATAAATCATTGATGTAAAAAGAAAACTTGCACTCAATAAGGTTAGTGTTTATGATTCGTATCAGAATTTGGCGAGCTTCAGAGGCGCCATAAATAACACGCCAGCGGCAGCCGACAGGCACTCTCTGTCTTCGCTCGCCCTCAGTTTCCCGCCTGCTCCTCCACCCAGGCGGAGCGGCCCCGGATCCTCCATTCCGGGGTCGCACCCAAAAAAAGAAGCCTCGCCCAACCGGCGGGGCTTCTTCGTTTTTGAGGCCAAAAACCATGAAGCGCACGCTTGACACCATCGTCGCGGCCATGCCGCGCTGCAAAGATCCGATTGGCTGGGCTGCTGCGTTTGAAGCGGCCTTCGGCGATCACCCCCCGCAAGACTTGGCGATGTTTTTTGCCCAGGTTGGGCATGAGTCGGGCGATCTGATCCGACTAGAGGAATCGCTGAGCTATTCCAGCATTGAGCGCATCCGTGCCGTGTTCGGCCGGACTGTGCGGGGGTGGGGCGACGCCGAGCTGCGCAAGTTGGTGCGCAATCCCGAGGGGTTGGCGAATGTCGTCTACGCGTTCAAGGGCGGGAATGGAAACACCTTGACCGGAGACGGCTGGCGATTCCGTGGCCGCGGCCCCATTCAGATTTCGCTGCGCGACAACTACGCAGACCTGGAGGCGGACACGGGGATGCCTGTGCTGCAGAGCCCGGACTTGCTCATCACCGACCTCTTGGCTGCTGCGAAGTCGGCTGTGTGGTACTGGCGCAAGCACGTCACGGACGGCGCGAGCATCGACAAGGTGACGCGGCAGATCAACGGCCCGGCAATGGATGGCCTGCTCGCCCGGAAGGGTCGCTATGAGTCAGCCATCCGGGTGGCGTGAGCCGATGAGGAAGTAAAGATGGACTGGAATTATGCGCGCCCAGGCTTGCTCCCGTGGGGGGTAAGCCTGCGCTTTGCCGGTGAAGTTGCTCTTGTCGCCACTTTGTCGCTGTCGCTGGTGTATGCGGGCTCGCTCCGTCACCAGCTCGCTGCCGAGCGTGCGCAGCACAACGAGCAGATGACCAAGGTTTCGGCCGCCGCCGTGGCTCAGGCCGCGCTGGTGGTCCAGAAGGAAGCGGAAGCCCGTGAGCTGTCCGCACAGATCGAAGAGAAGGGACGTGCGAATGAAGAAGCTATCCGCGCTGCTTTTGCTGATGCTCGCCGCCGGGTGCGCGACGCCGCCCGCCAGGGTAGTGCCGGCCAGGTGCCCGCAACTGCCCGATCCGCCTCCGATCCTGATGGAGCCTCCCCCGACGCTGGAGTATTTACCGGACTTCGTGCGGGAGGCGCTGACGAAGCCTGCGCAGCGCTGACCGAGCGCTACCTGCTCTGGCAGGATTTCTACGACGGCGTGCGCCGCCGGGTGGCCGAGGTCGGCCATGAGTGAGCGCAAGACGGCAACGCTGACGCACAAGGGATGGCTTGGGCTATGCCCGGTGTATTTCGGCGACATCGATAGCGAGGTGCCAGTGGTCGAGCCGCGCTGGGCGTGTGTCCGGTGGCTGGAGGATGTGAGCCTTGCTCTGTTCGATTCCGTCGTGTCCGTGCGCATGTGCCTCGACCCCTATTTTGAGCCCAGCTTCCCGCTCTTTGTGACGGGGAAGCTGGCAAAGCACCGAGTGATCGGGACAAAGGATTGACACCATGAACAACATCATTGGCTGGTGGCTGGCCTACACACAGGGTCTCGTCGATGCCTACATGGCGCGCCTCGGTGTTTCGCTGCGCACGCCCGCGCTCCGTGAGAGCCTGAATCGGCGGTTCCCCGAGCGCCCGTTCAGCGTGGGAGTGGGTCTCGGGGGGAAGGATCGCACCGTGGTCGTCCAACTCCACGGGGGGCGCATCCGTAAGGCGCAGGGGTAAGCGATGGCCGACAGGAAGGACATCCCGTGGGATGTGGTGGGTGCGGATTACCGGGAGGGCGTGCTCTCCCTGAAAGACATCTGCGCCAAATACAACAACGAGTTCAGCGTCACGCTGCTGCGCCGCCGTGCCGAAAGGGAGGGATGGACGCGAGACAACGGCGCGAAGGTCCGGAATCGAGCGCACGAACTCGTTGATGCCGCAGAGGCATCCGGTGTGCACGACGCGAGTGTGCACGACGCTGTGCACGCGGCGAGAAAAATGGACGAGCGCATCGTCGTCGAAGGCGCAGCACAGGCACAGGCCACCATCGAACTCAAGCAGCGCGGCACGCTCGCGGCGATGTGCGAGACGCGCGATCTGATGATTTCCAGCCTGCGCGAACAGGTTGCGAATCCCGAAGAGCTTTACCCGCTGATCCGCGAGGCGATTGCCGCGCACGGCGATTCGGGCGACACCAACGCGGCGAAGCGGGTGATGAAGCTGGCGAACGACGTGCTGTCGCTGCCGGCGCAGATCGAGATGCTCAAGGACTTGGTTGATCTGGAATCGAAGATCCAGGCGATGCAGCGCAAGGCGTACCGCATGGACATCGACGGAGGCGGGTCGGGCATCGAGGACTTGCTGGACAAGCTGGGCCGGTGACGGCCGGGAGGTGGGGAATGTTTAAATTCAGTCGTTCGCTGGATCTGATGAAGGCCGGAGCAGGTTTCGTCTCGAAGAGCCGGCGGCGCGTCGGCGGGCTGCCAGAGGATGAGGTGGAGTTCATCCGTGACATGGTTTCGTCGTCTCGCCGGGCTGGCGTCAATCCTGTGCTGGCCAAGTCGGTGCTTGAGAGCGATCGCGCCGAGTTCTATCACGCGATTCCGAAGATTCTGGAAGCTCGGGCGTTTGAGTTTGGGTTGATCCCGTAGGAGGGTAGCGATGCTGATCACCAAGGCGGTAGATGTTCCTTTGCCCTCCATGACCGCCGAACAGAAGTTCGACGTTCTGTTGTGGCTGATGGTGTCGGAACTGTTCGAGCGGAAGCTGGATGAGATCCCGCGGCAGATCAGCGCCGCCCGCGCACTCCCCGAAAAGCAGCGAATCAAGGAGCTGCGCCGGATCAAGTTGAGCGCATGGCACGGATTGAGCGGGCGCTGCTTGTCCGACGATCCTTTTTCGTTGCGTGACGGGATGACGTTGATGGCCGCCGCGCAAAGCCTGCGGGCCGCGGCGCTGGAGCTCGACATCAAGGCGCTGGTTGAAGAGCTGGAGGTGTCGTGATGATCGGTCTTACCTGCGAAAGCTGTAGCGAGCGATTCGACATTGCTGGGCATGAAGGCCCGTCGCGCGACGCCGAAGCCGCTGACTGGGTGGTTTCTCACCACTGCGGCGGCCGAATCCTGTCCGACGACGGCGAGGTGATCCGGCGCGCGTTTGCGCTGGGCGACATCCGCAAGGCGGTGAGGCGGATTCGAGTATCGGGGAGGTTGAGATGAAATCGAAGCACGACAAGCACTGGCGTCGCGCGGTTAGGGCGGAGGCTTGTAGCGGATGACAACGGAGATCGTCGACATCAAGCTGCGAGGACTCCAGCGGCTGCTCGACGATTTCCCCCTCTACGCGCAGGAGTGCTTGAGGATCGTGACGAAGGCCGGCGGCAAGCCGGTGCCGTTCGCGATGAACGTCGCGCAGATGTACCTGCACAAACGCCTGGAGGATCAAATCCAGCACGCCGGCTGGGTGCGGGCGCTGGTCCTTAAAGGACGGCAGCAGGGCGTCTCGACTTACGTGGCGGGGCGGTTCTATCGCAACACCAGCACAAGGCGCGGCACGAAGGCGCTGATCATCGCCCACGAGGCTCCGGCCTCGAACAACCTGTTCGGGATGGTCAAGCGCTACCACGAGCACAACCCGCTTGCGCCAAGCGTGCGGGCGGCCAACGGGCAGGTGCTCGACTTCGGCAAGCTGGATTCTGGATACAAGGTGGCCACCGCCGGCACGAAGGACACCGGGCGCTCTGGCACCTTCCAGCTTGTGCACGCGTCAGAGTACGGTTTCTGGCCGTTCGCCGACATCCACGCTGCCGGCTTGGGTCAGACCGTGGCCGATCTGCCGGGCACGGAGATCATCAAGGAGAGCACCGCCAACGGTGTTGGCAACGCCTTCCACGACGAGTGGCAGGGCGCCGAGCACGGCGACACCGACTACAAAGCCATCTTCGTGCCTTGGTACTGGCAGGCCGAGTACGCCCGCCGCGTCCCAGCCGACTTCGAGATGTCGGAGAAGGACGAGAAGTACATGCGCACCTACGGCCTGACGCTGGAGCAGATGGCGTGGCGCGCAGCCAAGATTGCGAGCTTCGGCGCCGACAAGGCGTGGATGTTCGCCCAGGAGTACCCAGCCGTCGCCGCCGAGGCGTTCGTGGCGAAAACGGAAGACCCCTACATCACGGTCGATCTGATCATGCAGGCGGTCAATTCCGACTACATGGACAAGCGCGGCCCGTTGATCGTTGGCGTCGACCCGGCGGAGATGGGAAAAGACAGAACGGCCATCGTGTTCCGCCGTGGGCGCGTGGTGTCGCGCATTGAGGTACATCGCCAGAAGACCACGATGGAGGTCGCCGGCATCGTCGCCCGGATCATCCGCGACCGGAAGCCAGATGCGGTATTTGTCGACTCGGTCGGCATCGGCGCAGGCGTCTATTCCCGTCTGCGCGAACTGGGATTCGAGATGGTGTTTTCGGTGCGCAGCGGCATGAAGGCCAGCAGCCCGGACGACTTCGTCAACAAGCGGGCGGAGATGTGGCACGACGTGAAGCGCTGGCTTGAGGACGGCCCTGTTCGGCTGCCCAACATGCCCGCCCTGATTTCCGACCTAGCGGCGCCGAAGTACAGCTACGAGTCCTCGGGCTCGCGGCTGATGATCGAAAAGAAGAAGGACATGGCCAAGCGCGGCGTCCGGTCGCCGGACATTGCCGACGCGCTGTGCCTCACATTTGCCGAGCCCGTGATGAGCACGCGACACGATGAGCTGATCATCGTGAGCGATGGCTACTCCGGCCCGGCCTCGAGAGCGGGGTACTGATGGACAAACCAAACAACCACAGCGAGCAGGCTGCGTTTCAGGCTGAGTTCGAGCGCCAGGCGCTGCAGGGCGGCGAGTCTCGCCCGACCGAGACCGGGTGGGATTACCTCGGGCCGGAGATGCAGGCCGAGTTCACGCGCTACGTCGGCGAGCGCCGGCAAACCGAAATCCGCTGGCTGGAAGACCTGAGGCAGTTCAAGGGCATCTATCCGCCGGAGGTGCTTCAGGCCATCGGCAAGCGCTCCAAGGTGTTCGTCAAGCGGACGCAGACCAAGGTGCGCACGGCCACCGCCCGGATGCTCGATCTGCTGTTCCCGGCCGGAGGCGACCGAAACTACACGGTTGATCCCACGCCGAAGCCGACGTTGCCGAAGTCCGAGCTTCTTGACGTAATCAAGCTGATCGCCCAGGCCAAGGGCGGGACGCCCGACCGCGACGAGGTGAAGGCTGCGGTGCTGGACATCGCCAAGCGCCGGTCGAGCGCGATGATGCTGACCATCGACGACCAACTCACCGAGACCCACTACAAGCGCGAGTGCAAGAAGGTCATCAAGGACGGCAACCTGTACGGAACCGGCATCCTGAAGGGTCCGTTGGTGGAGCGCCGAGTGCGTGTCCGCTACGTCTTTGACGAGAAGGCCCGGAAGTGGGGCCAGCGGCAAGAGGTCTATGCCGTGCCCTTCTTGTCCCACACGCCGATCTGGAACTTCTATCCGGACATGAGCGTGACGGACATCGAAGATTGTTGGTCGGTGTGGGAGCGGCACATGATGACGCGCCCTGGAATGTTCGAGCTGACCAAGCGCAACAGCTTTGATGGCCAGGCGATTCGCGACTACATCCAGTCCAACCCGCGGGGGATGATTCAGGCGCAGGACATCGACACGCAGCTCCGCCTGCTGGGCGACCGGCAGAACACCCGCACGGTGGACAACGGGCTGTACGAGGTGCTGGAGCGCTGGGGATGGCTGACCGGCGAGCAGCTTTTCGGGGCTGGCATCAAGGTGCCGGAGAGCAGGCGAGACGAGAACTTTTTCTGCAACCTGTGGATGCTGCCCAACGGCAAGGTCATCAAGCTGTCCATCGAGCCGATTCAGGGTATGGGCTACCCGTACCACCTCTACTACCTGGAGCGCGATGAAACGTCGATCTGGGGTGAGGGCTACGCGAAGCTGCTGCGCGACGATCAGGAGATGCTGAACGCGGCGGTGCGGATGCTGCTGGACAATATGGCCCAGTCTGGCGGGCCGATCATCGAGCGCAACGTCGGGCTGATGGATGCGACGCAGAAGGCCGACAGGGACATCCACCCGTGGAAGACCATCGACCGGACGCGAGAGCACCCGGAGCAGCCGGCGATTCGCATCCATGAAATCCCGAGCCACGCACCGGAGATAAACGCCATCGTGCAGCTCTTCGAGCAGTACATGGACGAAGACTCAGCGCTGCCGCGCTACATGAGCGGCGAGAACGCAACGCAGGGAGCGGCCGGAACGGCGCAGGGGCTGTCGATGCTGATGTCTGCCTCCAGCATCGTGCTGAAGGACGCCGTGGTGAATTTCGACGAGGGCGTGACGCGGCCATTCATTACTGGTCTGTACCGCTGGAACATGCAATACAGCCAGAACCCCGAGATCAAGGGCGACTACGACGTGAAGGCGCGTGGCGCGTCGGCGTTGATGGCCCGCGAGGTCCGCGGCCAGCAGTTGCTGGCGTTCGGCGCCCAGGTTCCGCCGGAGGCGCGCGGTGCGGTGAAGTGGCGAAACTTTGTCGAAGAGCTGGCGAGCACGATGGAAGCCGCCGGCCTCGTGATGAACGAGGAGGAGTGGACCAAGATGCAGCAAGACCCTGCGGTTCAGGCGCAGCAGCAACTTGCGATGAAGACAGCCGAGGCGACGCTGGCGAAACTCACCGCCGAGGTGCAGAAGGTGCTGGCACAGGTCGAGCAGATCAAGGCCCAGGCTATCGAGACTAAGGTGGGCGCTGCCTACTCAGCCATGCAGGCCGGTGGCGTGGCGGCGAGCAGCCCTGCGGTGGCTGCTTCTGGCGACGAGATCCTGCGGTCTTCGGGCTGGCAGGACGCGACGCCGCAGCAGCCGATGCCGGTCGGTGGCGGCGCGCAGATCCCGCCCGAGCAAGTTCCGTCGCCCGGAGCAGGCCGGCAGGTCGGAATGCACCAAGGGATCGAGACGCCACAGCTTGAAGGAGCCCCGGCATGACGGACCCGCGTGACGACTTGGTTGTGGCGATGAACGCGCTTGCCGCTTACCGCGGCACGGGTGCTTACCGGGCCTTCTACGACGCGCTGCGCGCCATTGAGCGCGTGCACATCGACGACTTCGGCCGGGCCAAGCCCGATGCGCTTCCGGCGCTCCAGCAGCAATACCGGCAAGTCGTCGCCTTGCGCAAGGCGATGGAGGCCGACGAGCCGGGGAGTGAAATGCCGATTCCCTGACCCGACCCTGCAGCACAGATACCCAACCCGCTCCGGCGGGTTTTTTCATTTACAGGCCCGCCGCGTGCGGGCTTTTGCTTTAGGAGCAAGCAATGGCGATTGTGAAGCCCGGCCAGCAGGAGGCCGAAGCGCAAGAGATGGCCGACGCCTTTGGTGAGGACGTGCCGCCCCCGGCGGAACAGACCGACGACGAAGCCTTTGGCCTGACCCCGCCCGACCAAGCCGGCGGCGAGACCCCGGGCGCCGATTCCGCGACGGTCACGACCGAAGAGGGTGGCGGCGAGGAAGTCCCGCCCGAAGCGCCCGCCGCTGGCGACGAGCTGCCGCAGGAGCCCGATACCATGACCGCCGAGGCACCGACTGCTGATGGCGAAGAGGTCATGAGCCCCGAGGACGGGCAGCGCGCGAAGAGCTGGGAGGGCCGGCTGCGCAAGCGCGAGGAAGAGCTGGCCGCCCGCGAGGCTGAGCTGAAGGCAATGGAAGAGCGCCTGGCCGGCAGTGAAGCCGCCGCCGAGGGCGAATCGGCCGCTGAGGAAATGGCCGAGATGGAATCCCCGGGCGGCGATACCGATGACGGCATGGCCGGCGGTGAGTTCGAGTCCCCCGAGCAGGCCGTCGCATGGGCGACCGAGAACTTCGGCCCCGAGTTCGTCAAGGTCATCGACCTGATCGTCGAGGCGCGCATCAAGAACGGCATGGGCGATGTGGACTCCCGTCTGTCCGGCCTCCTGCAGCGCATCGAGGACCGCGACGTGCGCGACCACTTCCGCGAGATCGCCCGAGCCGAGCCCAACTTTCTGGCCATCGTGAAGTCGCCCGAGTTTGACGACTGGCGCGCCGGCCACGAGCAGGCCGACTACTACGCCCAAGTGATGCAGGACGGCACCGCGGACGACGTGATCGCCATGCTGCAAGCCTTCAAGGACTCGCAGCACCAAGTGGACGGAACCATCGTCGATGACGACGCCGCCGATGGCGTTCGCAGCACGGGCGCCGGTCTTGTCCTGCCCGAAGAGGTGCAGGGCGCTGCCGACGACTACCTGTCGGCCTTCAAGGAATTCGCGTCGGCCGACTGACGCGACCCCATCAACCCATCTTCACCCATTGCCGCCGGGCTCAAGCGCGGCAACGGAGCCTACAGCCACGCGCATCTCAACGCGACCGATACCCGCAAGGGCCGGGCGCCGAGAGAGGCATACGTGCGTCGATAGCTCCGTTCGATGGCCCTGACTAAGCGGCGCGTCCGTGGCGTCTGTGGCTGGCAGCACCACAACCAACCACCCCCATTGAACGGAAGGAAATAGAACCATGACCACCATGTTTGGCGACATCTCGCCGCGTACCGGCGCCTACGCCGCCAAGGAACTGCTGAAGCGCGGCCTGCCCTACCTCGTCCTCGAGAAGTTCGGCCAGGCCAAGGAGCTGCCCGGCAATTCCACCAAGACCATCAAGTTCCGCCGCTACAACGCGCTGGACAACACCCCGGTCGCCCTCGTTGAAGGTGTGACCCCGGCGAGCCAGTCGCTGACCGTCACCGACGTGAGTATCACCCTCACTCAGTACGGTGGTCTCATCACCATCTCCGACGTGGTGCAGGACACCCACGAAGACCCGGTGCTGAACGAGTCCGTCACCCTGCTGGGTGAGCAGGCGGCCCAGGTCGTCGAGCGCGTCCGCTACGGCACCCTGCGCGCGGGCGTCAACGTCCTGATCGCCAACGGCGTGAGCCGCAACGCGATCAACACCCCGGTCTCCATCAGCGTGCAGCGCCGCGCCGTCCGCGCCCTCAAGCGCCAGAATTCCCGCCCGATCACCAAGATCGTGCGCTCGACTGCCGCCTACGGCACCGAGAACGTGGCGCCTGGCTTCGTCGCACTGATCCACCCAGATCTGGAGTCCGACGTGCGCAACCTGCCGAACTTCGTTCCGGCGGAAAAGTACGGGACCATGACCCCGTGGGAGAACGAGCTGGGCAAGTGCGAGGACGTGCGCTACGTGTCCTCGACCATCTTCGCCCCGTTCGCCGATGCGGGCGGCGCCAAGGCCGGCGCGAGCGGCACCTGCCTCTCCACCAGCGGCACCAACGCCGACGTCTACCCGATCCTGTACCTCGGTCAAGACGCCTACGGAATCGTTGCCCTCAAGGGTGGCTACGCCATCACACCGACCGTGGTGAACCCGAAGCCGTCCGACTCTGACCCGCTGGGCCAGCGCGGGCACGCTGGCTGGAAGACCATGCAGGGCGCCGTGATTCATTAAAAAGAGTCACCTTCTGCCGAGAGGCAGTCGATACAACTCCGTGAATTGCTGGAATCCCCTTAGAGCCTTGATGACCACAGCGTAGCCAGGAATGGCAAGCGCGACGGCTTGAGAACATCAAGGATTGGGCAATCAGCAGCCAAGCCTCCAGACCGGAGGAAGGTTCAACGACTATCCCGGAAGGGAGTAGGGGCCAAGCGGCCTCGAAGTGCGGAGCCCCTGGAAACAGGGTGAAGATATAGTCTCTTCATTCATGGAAACATGAAGAGGGTCAGCGCAAGCGGCTGGCTCGCAAGAAAAGTCTCAATGACGCATGGATGGTCCGTGCCGAAGTCGGCGCGCTGGCCTAATAGCCATAAAACCCCAAGTTTTAAGCAAATCCTGAACTTGGGGTTTTGGCCTCTTCTTCGATTAAAAGGAAACAAGCAATGAGCCGACTCGACGACCTCAATCACGCCGCCATCCGCGCGCTTGCCAGCTGCGCGCTGAACTCTGGCGCCCTTGCCATCAACGCCGCTACTGCCGCGACCTTCAAGACCACGGCGACCATCAACTACACCGTTGATGGCGTGTTCTACTCGAAGGCTGCCTTCGCCGCACAAGCCTTCCCGGCCACGGCCTACACCGTGAAGCAGGGCTACTCGACCTTCTTCCTGGTCTACCTGGACGCGGCCGGCGCCGTCGGCGTCGCCCAGGGCGTACCGTTTGCCCCCGAGACCGATCCGGCCGATGGCCTCACCAAGAGCCGCGCCTACCGCGTCCTGCCCAGCAACCTTCCCGGTGGCGCCAGCACGATCGAGAAGGGCGGCTATCTGCGCTCGCACAACTCGCCGCTGATTCCGGACGTGCCGGACGGCTGCGCGCCGATTGGCGTCATCAAGATTGTGGCCACCGGTTCCGACTTTGTACCGGGCACTACCGCCCTGGACGCGGCCGGCATCACCGCCACCTACATCAACCTTTCCCGCATCCCGGCCGCCGCGACCCTGTAAGTCGTCAGGCCATCAAACCAAGGATCCCCGGCATGACCGGGGCTTTTTTAATTCCCGAGGAGCAAACATGAGCGGACCCACCACCAAGCGCGGCAACAACGAGCAGGTTGTCGACCTGGACGACGAGCCCAGCAGCGTCGTCCCGTCCAAGTACGAGGACAACCTGGAGCCGGCGGTCGACACCCTGAAGCCGACCGGCCGCACCACCGTGATCGACCCGAAGAAATCCGGGCTGTCCGGCGACGAGATCGAAATCTTCGTTTACTCGGGCCGGGAAGACGGAGAGCGTGACGCGGTTTTCGTTCAGCTCGACATTGAGGGCGCGACCTTGTCCTACCAGATACCCCGCGACAAGTGGAGTCGCATCCCGGTTGAGGTCTTCGAGTCCACCATCGACGCCGCGACGATGGAGCTGTTCGAGCCCGATCCGCGCTCCGATGGCGGCCTGAGCGTCCGGCAGACCCCACGCTTCAACTACAAGGTCCGCCGGGCCATCAAGCAGGCGGCCTAAGCCATGAGCACGCTTGTTCGTGACTTCCTGTGGTCGGTATCGGTAACGCTGATCGACACCGCGCCGCAGTTCCGGCGCTGGACCGAGGCCGAGATGGTCGGCTACACGACGGACGGGCAGCGTGCTCTGGCCAAGTACCTGCCGCGTGTCTCCACCCGCATCGACGTGATCCGGCTGCAGGCCGGCACGCGGCAGAGCATCCGCAAGATTCTGGCGGCCGACGTGAAGCCGGGCGATGGCATGGCGTCCTTCGAGATGGAGGGCAAGCAGCTGATCGGGCTGGTGAAGAACATGGGCGCCGACGGGCTGACGCCGGGCGCTGTGATTTCTCCTATTGAGAGGCAGGTGCTCGACGGAACCGATCGGCTCTGGCACGCCAAGGCCGCGCCGGCCGTCGATCATCTTGTTTTCGATCCGCGCCTGCAGACCGAGTTCTACGTCTACCCTGGCGTAGGTGCGACACCGGTGTGGGTTGAGGCGCAGTTCGCCATATCACCGCCGGCCATCCCGGCGCCGTCGCCTGAAGGAATCTACGCCAAGGGCGGCACCTCTACCGCCGAGCTGTACGTCGGCGACGAGTACCTCGACGAACTGCGGGCCTACGTTCTCGCCCGCGCCTACTCGAAGGATGCCGAGAGCCCGGCCAGCGCAACCCTGGCAGCGGCCTACGGGTCTTCGTTCCTGAATAGCCTGAACCTGATGGTGCAAGCCTCCACCGGGAGCAACCCCAATTTGACGATGCTGCCGTTCGCCCCGGAAGTTCCGGTCACGGCCCAGTGAGGTAAGCATGGCCACCACCGATGATTTCCTGCCTGGCATCTTGCCTGACGTGCCCGGCTGCCCACTCCCGACGGCACGCTTTCACATTCACCGGGCCGTGATGGAGTTTTGCCGCGAGTCCGGCATCTGGCACGAGGATCTGACGCCCATCGATCTCGTGAACGACCAGCGGGACTACATCCTGCCGGTCACGGATGGGGTGATGTACCGGCAGATCGAGCGCGTGTCGCCGCGCGTGGGCGATTCCTACCCGCCGCGGCTGATCCACAAGACTGAGCAGCAGCTCGACAAGGAGCGGCCCGGATGGCGCATGTGGTTCGCCAACCTGCCGCTCTACTACTCGACCGACGTTAAGGCGAGCAAAGTGAGCCTCACGGCCACGCCGCGGGGCATGACACAACCGACCAGCATCACAGTGCATGTGTCCATGCTGCCGACTGAAGACGCCACCGCCATTCCGGACTTCATCGCCGAGCAGTGGCGCGAGGCCATCGAAACGGGCGCCAAGGCGCGAATCCTGGGCATGCCCAGCCAGCACCCTTGGTCGAGCAAGCAGGACGCTCTGGAGCTTCGCCAGTCGTTCCTTGTGAAGTGTGACGAGGCGACCATCGTGGCCATCCGCGAGTCGGCCGGCGAAGGCCAGCAATCGTCCGATGGCCGTGCCTTCGGCGACTACATCTTCAACCTCTGACCCGGCCGAAAGGCCTGCACCCCAAGACCCGCTCCGGCGGGTTTTTCTTTTTGAGCCCGCCAAGCGCGGGCTTTTTGCTTGAAAGGAAACGCAATGGCTGATGCGCCGAAGGACCGGGATGTGATTGCGACCGCCGCCCAGGTCGACAACCCGAGCTATCAAGACAACCTGAAGGTGCGGCGAGATCCGGACGGCTCCATGTGGATCGTGGACGCCCAGGGCCGGAAGGTGATGAGTGGCGTTCCGGCCGATCAGAAGGCGCTGGGGGCTACGATTTCGGATGGGGGGGTTAGAAATTTACCCGCAGCAGGGGATAGAGCGATCTATCAAAATGGCCTCGGCCGGACGCATGCATATGTGCCAATCGCGAGGCTTGCTGCTGAGACTATCGCGACCGCGATTACGTTTGCCGCGCTATTTGTGCTCAAATCGCGCCCGATTAAGGTGCGATTGATTTTCGCGAACTCGGACAGCACGGGAACGTTTACAGTCGGCGCGGCAAAAGTTGCGTGCCCGGCTGCGTGGAATGCATCGCTCATGCCGACTGATGGTGCGTCGTTTGTCGCCGATGCGGGCGCTACTGTGATTAATGCCGCGTCACTGACGGACGACCTGCCGACGTGGGGTTTTAGTGGATGGCTGGATGTCGCGAGCCCTGTTGAGATGTCTGGACATCCCGGCTGCTGGCCAGTGCTCGCTATGTGTTATGTAAACGTCGGCAAACTGTCGCGGCATTACGATGCGCTTGGTGCGTGGCGCGAATCACTCCCGCCTGAATCGGGCCTTTTTTACGCTACTCGGGCGGTTGCGGACGGGTCTGGAAACTATTACAACACCCCGTCTACATTTAACGGAGTGACATTTGGGCGCTCGCCGATTTTGGGAATCCAAGCGCTTTGCGAGGATGACAGCGTAGTCGTACTGTCATCTGGCGACTCAGTGGGGCATGGTTCTGGAGGCACAAACGACGGTAACGGCGATATTTTGCAGGCCGTGCAAGCACTAAATTTGGCCGGTGAGCGCGTATCTCTCGTCAACTTGTGCTGGCCTGGGCAAGCGAGTTTGCGCTATGCGGCGCGGGCAAAAACTGCGATACCACTGTTTAAACCTGACGTTATCGTTTATCGCCCATTTACGCAAAACGATGGCAACCCGACTGCCGCGACTATCGCAACTCAAAAATATCGCATGATAGATGTGCTCGACACAGCTCGTGCAAACGGCTGTTACCGCGCAGTATTGCAGAGTGGATCGCCCGTTGCGGCGTCGTATGGCTGGGCTGGAGCAGAGGACGATTTGCGCAAATCTGCAAATGCGTGGATGGCATCAAAAAGCAATGCAAATGCGGTTGTTTACAATCCGGGTCTAGCAGCTCTCGGAAACAACGCGTCGCCTGAGCGCTTTGCGGCAGGGGTGACTACTGACGATAATCACCCCAACGATGCCGGTTATGCAGCAGTCCTGCCGTCAACGGTCGCGGCGCTGAAAAAAGTCACCCCGGCGCTGTAAATCTAATCCCCGCCGCGCG